ACACTTGACCTGAAAATGGTTATGCACACGTTCAACATCGTTGAGTCGATGTCGTCGGGTAGTGTTCGTGGTCAAGCGATTATTTATGACTCAAACGATCTGATCACTACTCATAGCATCAAAGGTGAAGAACTTCTTACTGTGGAGTACGAAGACTACTTCGGCGAGGTTCTTGAACATCAGTTCTTTGTGTACTCAATCACTGACGTAGGACCAGCAAAAGATAGTTCACCAGATTTGATCAAATTCACACTCAATTTTGTATCGGTTGCGAAGGTGTACTCTGAAAACTTTCGAGTTGCAAAGTCTTATAAGCTTGACACAATCGGCGTGTTCGCAAATACTGTGTACAATGAATATTACGCACGACCATTGAAAGAAGACGTGTTATTCAGATCAGCAGGTAGCTTAAAGGTAAAAGAGTTTGTGGTCGAGTCAACTGTTGGCCAACAGACTTTTGTTATTCCACGATACACGCCTGAACAGACGATGTTTTTCTTTTCGCGAAAAGCGTTTTCAGCTACGAGCAAAAGCCAGTCATATCGCTTCTTCGAGAACCGTGAAAAGTACTACTTCGCTACTAACGAATATATTGCTAGTGCCGTAGCAACAGGCGGTATTGGTTATGGTGCTGGTGCTGTTGATCCGCGCTTAGCCGCAGCTGCAGGATTAGGACGTGGGAAGTCTATTCCAATCTTTTCACGTAACTACGCTCCTGATAAAAGCGCTGAAAGACAACAGCAAGCGATGTACGAGTTGATTGACGTAAACTTTGGTGTTAAAACCGATACTGTTGACGACATCAATCAAGGCGCGTATTATAAGTCTACGATTGAAGTCGACGTAATCAATGGCACGGTTACTAAAAAGGACTACAACCATTTTGAATACTCAGAAGAAGGCGTAAAGTTTCCACATGAGCAATCATTCGTTGAGTCGAGAATCAACAAGCCTCGTGAGAGATTTGTGATCAAAGACTATGCTTCAACTGGTGCCCCAGGTGGTACTAACGTGTCACCCGACAGAAACTACGCAGACTTACATAATGTGAAGACCACCTACTTCTATCACTATAATAAGAATAAAGCGAGCGTGATGATATATGGCAGAAACACTCTGTTTGCAGGTGACATCATTGAGTTGAATTTAACTAAATTAGTTAATACTAACATCAATGGAAATACTACTGAACCAGATACTGAAAGAAGTGGTCGGTATATCATTGAGTCAGTTGAGAATGTTTTTGAAGGCAATACATATAAACAGAAGTTGATTATATCGAGAGGCGGTATTGGCGAATGATTGGTGAAAATGGATTTGAAAGTCTTATATGGTTCATGGGATTCGTCGAGGATAACTCAGACGAACTGAATGGTCGTATTCGAGTAAGAGCGTTTGGATTCCATCCTCCTTTCGCAGATGGTACAGTACTGACCGAAGATCTTCCTTGGGCTCACGTAGTCCGCGACAGTAAGTTCTCAAGCATTCCGGATCTTGGCGACTTAGTTATTGGATTCTTCCTTGATGGTCGTGATGCACAGCATCCTATCGTCATTGGTACGATCAACAGCGCTAAGTTCTCAGCACCATCTTCAAACCCGAACTATAACCCAGAGTCGTATAATCCAGACGGCACCCCTGGTGCATCAGGCGATGGTGTAGGTGGTACTGATCGCTCGAAGTATGCTTACCAGTACTTCATCAACAAAGGATTTACACCTGAACAAGCAGCAGGCATTGTTGGTAACCTTCAGCAAGAATCTGGTCCAAACTTAGACAGTCTTTATAACCCCGCGGGTGGGGGCGATGGCGCTAGAGGTATTGCACAATGGCGTGGAGTAAGAACTAATAAGTTCGTTGAACTATATGGCACAACCCCTGATCTTGCTACGCTTGATCAGCAACTTGACTTTGTCATGTATGAATTCACCAATCCAATTCCAGGTGCATCCACTAAACCTTTGAGGGCTTACACTGGAATTAAGTCAAGCACGAGTGCTGCAGAATCTGCTGCGATATTCGATGAACTTTATGAAATCAATGGTGGCGGAAGTAGACAATCACGTGTTAACAACGCATCATCTCTCTTGCAACAATTTGCCGGCACAGAACCACAGCCTCCGATTGAAGGTGAAAACCCGTACCTCGCTCCTTCTCAAGACGTAGTGAGTAACTATGGTAACCCTGCGATGCCATCTGCGATCAATGGTGAAAACTATGAGTTCTCTCCTGCACTGGCTGGGTCAGTAGCTAGAAGATCTGGAGCGACTGCCAGTGGCCACACTGTTGATGAACCGGGTATCCCACCACCAGGAGGTAAGGATACTTCTGTATGGGAAACACGTTATGGTGGTTCTCACATCGCAATGTCCGGCAAAAATACTTCAGACGAATACATCAACATCATCCACGCAAATGGTTCACGCGTCACGATCGATGGCAACGGCAATGTTACAGTCAAAGCGATGGGTAAGTTACACCTTGGCTCAGAAAGTAATATTGAAGAATCAGCTGATGGTGCAAAAGTTGGCATGTATCCAAAAGGTTATACCGTTGACATCAGTGATGGTAAGTGTAACATCACTTCAGCTGGTGACATGAACTTCACTACACATGGAAACATGAACATCAACGTTGCCGGCAGTCTTGCTATGAACGTAAGTGATAACATCGACATCACCGGTGCTCGTATAGCACTTACTGCAAAGGCAGACTCCATCGACTTCTTGGCTGTTAACAAAATCGCTATTCAATCTTCGGGTGGTGAAATTGGTATAAGCAGCGAAGGTGCACTTTACCTACAATCAGCAGGTGATATGAACTTGAAGGGCTCGGGTATGGTGAAGTTGGGCGGATCACAGGTTCACCTCAACTCAGCAGGAAATGCACCAGCTGATGCAGTCACAGCAATTGCTGCAGCAACCATTAACGCCGAACTACCAGAAAAGAAAGTTGTATCTGACGATTCAGCTGCTAACATGGCGACACCTCCAGGAATCTCAGCTGACATGGTTGACGATACAGGTGGCACTGTGATAGATTCATCAAACATGTCATTATTCTAACCGAGGTTAAACATGAGTTGTAACACATATGACGCACAAGCGACAAAGGGTAGTACGACAACCCTTACTGTTGAACAACTTCGTTCAAAGATATATTCATTTGATTCAATCATCGCTATTCAGAATAACCCAGCACTAAGATACCCGAATCCTGATTTGTCGAAATCAATCATGCTTACTACTTCAAACTTTAAGCTGGTTGATCGTACACAGTATCCATTCCTTGATTCACGACTTAATCAGGGCGATATTACGATGCCTGAGTACGCTGACTTCTTGAATTTTTCTGGCTATTCGCCAACTCAAGTGAATACGATATTCACTGGATTAAACGTGACGAGTGTGCCAGTGAATAACTATTATGACCAACTCGAGATGTTTTATAACAAGAGCTTTCCTGCTTCAATTTCAGGTGGCTTCTGTTCTGCTTTTGCTAATGCACTTGCTCAATTCACTTCTCTTCTCTCGACCGGATTAGCACTTATTAGTCAATTGAATAACGCTGTTGCTTCAATCATCGCTCAACTCGCATCTATCAAAGATATATTGTTGAATATCGTCGACACATTAAAGAAGACGATGCTACAGCAAATCACCAACGTAATCGACCAAGCCATGGCTGTGGCAGGTCTACCGATCGCAGTGATGGGATTCATGTCTGAAAAGTTTAAGAAGGCCAAAGAGTTCTTCAGCGACTTGAATATGGAAAACCTGAAATCAAAGATCGAAGAGATCATCGCAAAGATGGCAGGCGGATTTGAAGAGATTACACCTGAGGCAATTGCGTACATGCTGTATCGTCTATGCCAACTCACTGAGTTCTTGAGCCAATTCATGAAGTCACCGCTCGACGCACTAAAGGCAATGATGTCAACTGTGGCCATGCAACAGATCACTCTTGGTAACATCTCAAACCTCGCTCGTGCAAGAAGCATCACTGCTGGTGGTTACCGTATGGACCCATTTGAAGTGCTTGCTGCTCGCGAAAGAATGGCGGGTAAGGTGAACGGTGAAAACACACCAGGTGTTAACGCGAAATCATATGTTACTACGCCATTCACGAATGAAGAGTGGGCGATGTACAGTGCTCTGACTACGTCAGGTAATCAGTACGTTGAGTTCGGTTCTCAAGTGATTAACCAAAACGATCCAATTGTAAGTGCAGGCGTGAAGATGATCAAACCTGAGGTGCTACTGATTCTATTCAGAATCGCTAAGCGTCTCGGCGGTAAGAAGTTTACGATCAACTCTGGTTATCGTAGTCCAGGATATAACGCTAAGCAACCTGGTGCTGCAAAAAATAGTTATCACATGTCAGGTATGGCACTAGACGTCGACATGACTCGATTTGGAAACACTGACGAGTTTCGTAACACCTTCATTGAGTACGCAAGTCAAGAAGGCATTGGCGGAATTGGTACGTACAATAGCTTCATCCACATCGACATTGGTCCTCGACGCATATGGGGATCACGTAATGGTCAAGCGTTGTCTATTCATCGTAATGACAAGTTTAGAAGCGGTGGATCAACTCCTTCTGCGTCGAGTCAAGAAGAGATCTCGCCTGCAGCAGGAGCTAACATTCCTGATGGTGTAGATCCATCTATTCAAAGGGCACTCGATCGCCAAGCAGTTGTATCGAGTAGCGCAACTACAACCGGCGTCAATGATACTGGTGGTGTTGTGCTTGATTCAACCAACGTCTTCGGCGCATAAATATACAAAGAGGAAAAGCCATGCTTACACCTATAAGTAAAAGACGATCTGACATCTACACAGACTTTCATAAAGATCTGACTCAAAGCCCAGTCAACTTTGACCTCGCGCGTAAAACCGATGAGGAAGCAGTGAAAGAGTCTATTCGTAATCTAATCTTAACTGACAGAGGCGAAAGGTTGTTTCAACCACAAATCGGATCTGACATACGTAAGATGCTTTTTGATAATGTGACTCCTGCTAACATTCAGTTCTCAAAAGAATTGATCAGAAATGTAATCAATAACTATGAACCGCGGGCTAATCTTATCTCTGTTGACGTATATGATGGCATCGATACACTGTATTTGCAAATTATTATTACGTTCAACATAATAAATAAGATAGAACCAATTGTACTAACGGTCACGCTCGATAGGGTAAGATGATGGCAACGAATACACCGATCACAGAATTAGACTTCTTGCAAGTCAAAGAAAATCTTAAGACGTTCTTGTCAAGTCAAGATCGATTCAAAGACTACGACTTTGAAGGGTCTAACATGAATGTGTTGTTAGACGTTATGGCGTATAACACATTCCAAAATAACTTCTATACGAACATGGCATTTGCAGAGATGTTCCTTGATTCAGCGCAACTACGTGAGTCAGTAGTATCACATGCGAAAGAAATCAATTACACACCACGTTCAAGATCTTCTGCAAAAGCAGTTGTGAACGTATCACTCAATGTTGCTAACTCTCCAGCGTTTGTGACGATTCCAGCAAAGACTCAGTTCAAGGCTGTTTGTGGAAGCCAGACGTACAACTTCTATAACCCAGAAGCAATGACAGTCTATCCGTACAACAACAAGTACATCGCGTATGGATTAGACATCTTCGAAGGTACTTATATCACAGAATCGTTCGTTGTCAATGGCGATCCTTCACAAAGATACATTCTTTCGAATAACACTGCTGATACCTCAAGCATCAAAGTCACGGTCCGTGAAGGTATCTCCTCGACTAACGTCACAGAGATGACTCTCAAGACGAACATCTTTGGTGTAGGTGCAACAGACAACGTTTACTATATCCAAGCATACGGTGGCGATCGTTATGAAGTTTCATTTGGTAACAACACTTATGGTACAGAACCAACACTTGGCAACATCGTTATAGTTGAATATCGAATCACTGCTGGTGAAGAAGCCAATGGTATCACGAGCTTTGCCGCTGCTTCAACGATAAATGGTTATAACTCAGTAGTCAGTTTGGCATCTATATCAAAAGGCGGCGCTGAGCGTGAATCGATCGATTCGATCAAGTTCTTTGCACCAAAGGCACTGCAAGTTCAAGACCGAGCAATTACAGCAAGTGACTACGAGATCTTGCTTAAGTCTGCGTTTCCAGAGATCAAGTCAGTCCTTGCGTTTGGTGGAGAGAATGCAGTACCACCACAATATGGCAAGGTCATTGTGTCGATTCAGCATCAAGAGAATCGCCCAATGACTGCGTTCGACGCAAATCGTTACCGTAGTTACATAGCTCCTAAATCAGCTATCGGTATTGAAGCATTGATTCGATCAGCTGAATACATGTATGTTGAAGTAGATACGACTGTTACTTATGATGCAACTAACTATAGCAAGACTGAGTCCGATCTACGCCAAAGTGTTTATGACACAATTGTCTCGTACTCTACGAATAACCTCGAGGCATTCAAATCGAGTTTTCAAGCGTCTAAGTTTGTCGCGGCAATCGATAACACCGATGCAGCAATCGTATCGAATGAAACATATGTAAGAGCGATAATTGAAATCGCTCCACTTGTCAATTCTTCTACTAATTTCAAGTTCAGTTTTGCGAATGAACTGAGACCAAACGCAGACACTACAGTGCGAGCTCCAGCGATTCTGTCTTCTTCGTTCGTCTACAATGGCGTACAGGCGTATCTTCAAGATGATGCGATTGGTGGAATCGATGTAATCAGCATTAGCACTACTGGTGAGATCATTTATGTTGCAGTTGGAATAGGAACAGTAGATTATATCACTGGTGATGTAGCAATCACTGGATTAAAAGTTGATTCTTATTCAGGTAAGATTAAAATATATGGTACTACTCACAACGGAAATATCATTACACCAAAGACTCGAATCCTATCAATTCGTCCACAAGACCTTAAAATAACGATGCTTAAATGACATTAGACATCCCAAAGCAAATATCGCAACTCATTGCGTCACAATTTCCAGCGATCTATCGTGAGGATGGCGACAACCTAATCGCCTTTGTAAAAGCGTACTATGAATTTCTAGAGAGCGATCCAAAGTACTCAATATATCGAAACAGAAATCTATTTGAAACAACTGACGTTGATACTACTCTCGATGAGTTCGTAGTACATTTTAAGAAAAAGTATCTTGCAGACTTTCCTTATTTGAGCACGTCTGATACACGATTCCTAGTAAAGCATATCATCGATCAGTATCGATCAAGAGGATCTGAAGAAGGCTTGAAACTCTTTATGAGGTTGGCCTTTGGCGAAGACATTGAGATTTACTACCCGAGTACTGACATCTTTAAGCTATCCGATTCGAAATGGGTAGAGCCAAAGTACATCGAAGTCAGCACTTCAGAACGTTCAAAAACATTTCTTGGTAAGCGCGTCTATTCACATCGATTTAATGCATCAGGTGTTGTTGAAACAGTTATCACAAAACGCGTTAACAGTAAGATCATTGATGTGATTTATCTATCAGACGTCAGTGGCGCGTTTGCTACAGGTGACTTGATTACTGACGACGGCAACACCGCAAATTCTCCAATCGTCGTCGGATCATTGACTTCTATGACTATAGAATATGGCGGTGGTGGATTCAAGATCGGCGATCTTCTTAACATCAATAGTGGACAGGGTAAAGACGGCGTCGTAAAAGTGTTGGCAACATACACTCAGACTGACACTGTGAATTTTGTGATCAATGATGG